TGTCTAGCACCCTAGCAGTTACTGGCACAGCCACGATGGATGGGCTTACTGTTGATGGTAACGATTCTTATACGTCAAACATTAAATTTGATTATGGGGCCTCTGCCCCAACATACTTTTCCAACTGGGGATACAAATCATCTTCTGAGGGTAATAAAGTATTTCTAACAATCACTGACGGTGGTGCTGCAAAAGATGTTTTAGTTGCGAACTACAACGGCAACGTGGGTATTGGTACTTCAAGTCCAAGCACCAAGTTGCATTTAGGCGGTACTGCTCCCGGCGACAGTATTATTAGACAGGACAGCACTGTTTCAGGAACAAACTGGGAAATTGGGGAAAGAGAAGCAGGTAAGTGGCAAATCTTTGAAGACGATTCAGATTCTGTTGTTGCTACGTTTACGTCAACAGGCAACGTGGGTATTGGCGTTTCGTCTCCCCAGCGCACCCTTGTTTTAGGTAAAGGCGACAGCACTGGCGTTCAAACTCAGTACACAAATAGCACTACTGGGGCTGCCCTAGGCGATGGCTTCACTGTAGGCATAGACGGTTCAGAAAACGCAGAGTTCTGGAATTTTGAAAACACTAACATGCTTTTTGCAACCAACGGCTCAGAACGCATGCGCATTACATCAGCGGGTGGCATTGAGATACCAAACCAGAATGCCATTAACGAATTAACCTTTACGGGCACTGAGTTCACCAACGTGCTGTCCGCATCGATTAGTGGGTTTCAGTTAGGTACTACGGGTGCGGGTTACTTGTCGTTTATAACAAACAACCAAGAACGCCTACAGATAACGCTTGGGGGCGCAATCTACGCCAACCAACAATACATAGGCGGCTTTGGCGCGATCTCGACTAGCGGCACCGCTAGTTTTGATCATTCCTCAAACGCTAGAGCGGGTAATGCTTACACCTTACTTCAGGGTACCGCTACTGGCGGACCTGGAGGAACAGCTTATTACCATGTGTTTAATTATGAATATGGTTCAAAAAACGGTACGTCGAACATGACTCAATTAGCGTATGGATACAATGATACGAAGGCATACATGAGGTGGAGATATAGTGGGACTTGGGGTTCGTGGGTGGCACTACATTAAGAAAGGAGCAATGGCATGAGATATTTATATATAAATCAGACTGAAAATAGGATTTCTCTAATTTCCAAAAAGCCTGAACCTGAAATAATTACCGATAATTGCGTTGAGTATATTGTTCAAGATAATTTTGACTTAACAAAAGATATGGACGATGGGTTTGGTAATGTTAAAGCAATGGAAGGCTTCCTAACAGTAGAAGAATTTCTTGCTAGATATAATTCAGACTATCAATCGCAGAGAGCAGGTGCGTATCCTCCTGTTGAAGATTATTTAGACGCTGTTGTAAAAAACGACACCGTAGCCATTGAAAAATATATAGCTGATTGTTTAGCTGTAAAAGCAGAATTTCCAAAAGGAGAATAAAATGACCGCTACAAACACATGGACAATTTCACAATGCGACAGAGAACACAGTGCTTTGCCGGTTTGATCTGAGTAAATTGCTATCGCCTATTAATAGTACTGATGCTAATATTACTTGCTCAAAACTAGGAGAGTTTAATGGATAACCAAGACGGGAAACCGACAATTACAATCGATGACGTTAGCTACGAGATCGAATCTTTGACGGACAAAAGTAAAGAGCTTTTGGCTTTACATCAAGAAGCTCAGCAGGACATGTTAGCTGCTAGACGAAAGGCAACTATTTCTGAAGTGGCAGTTCAATCACTCGCTAATATGGTTTCGGCATCGGTCAAGGAAGAGGCAGCAGTAGATGTCGATCCCATCGCAGAGTGACGCAAGGTACACAGAAGCAACTCAGCGCTTGGCCTCTCATGAGGCCATGTGCGAAGAGCGGTCGAAGACCATTTTTAACCGTCTCGAAAAGATAGAAGCTGCACTGCTACAGCTAAATAAAAATATGTTTATTGCAGCGATGGCCTTGGTTAGCGGGATGGCAGGGGTGATCTGGGCTTTATTAATGAGGTGATAGATGGCTTACTTTAAACGCGACCGTTTCTCAGGCATAGCACCTGGAGTAGCCCCGCGCTTGATAGCCGATCAGTTCGGTCAAATAGCTCAGAACATAGACTTTGAGTCTGGCAGGTTAACTCCAACAAAGACCAACACAGACACTTACACATTGCAGAACGGCGCTCGCCGCTCTATTTATTACTACCGCGACACTAACTGGCTGGAGTGGTCAGAAGACGGCGTTGATGTAGTAGCTGGGCCAATACCTAATGACATCAATGAGCGGTTGTACTTTACAGGCGACGACTACCCCCGCGTAGGTACAGTAGCTTCTATGGTTTCGGGCAGCAGCGGTTACCCCGTAACAACATATCGTTTAGGTGTACCTGCGCCCAGTAACGCTCCTACAATTGCTCAAAGCGGTACGGTTACCGCAACCGAAACACCTGAGACTAGGGCGTATGTTTACACTTTAGTCACTAGCTTAGGTGAAGAGGGGCCACCTAGTTTAGCCAGCACCACTTTGGATGTGACCAGCACAGAGACAGTGACTGTTTCTATGCCCACGGGTAATAACCCAAGTGGTAATTACTTTTTTAGCTCAACAGCTAAGAAGCGCATATACAGATCAAACACTGGTTCTCAGTTCACTGACTTTCAGTTTGTAGCGGAGGTTGCTTTTGCTACAACTTCGTATGCAGACACTGTTAAGTCCTCCGCGCTAAGTGAGGTCTTACCGTCTGGCAGTTGGATTGGCCCCCCAGATGACAACACCAGCTTGTACCCAGACGGCCCGATGCTTGGGCTAACTGCTGTGGGCAACGGTGTGATGGCAGGGTTCTCTGGTAAGCGGTTTTGTCTATCTGAGCCATACCTGCCACACGCTTGGCCTATCGACTACCGCATTACGCTTGAAGAAGACATTGTAGACATTGCCGCCACAGGCAACGGAGTCGTGGCGCTGACTGACGGTACGCCATACTTTATAACTGGCACTGACCCAGCAGCTCTGACACCAATAAGAATTGACCTAGCACAAGCCTGCGTTAACAAAAACTCGGTTGTGGACATGGGCGAGTTTGTTTTGTATGCAGCGCCTGATGGGTTGGTTGCAGTGTCAGGGTCTACAGGAGAGGTGGTTTCTCGTGGTCTAATTTCCGTTGATCAGTGGTCTACTAGCTTTCATCCCACTCTTATAAGGGCATTTAGACATGAAGGCACTTACGTCGCGTTCTATAACAATGGCGGTTCTCTAGGGGGCTGGGTCTATGATCCAAGGGCCAGTGAAGCTTCGTTCTCGACCATAACTTTGTCCGCAGAAGTGCGCGGCGGTTTTGAAGACCCAAAGTCAGGTCAGCTGTTTGTTATAGAAGGTAACAAGATCCGCAAGTACAGAGGCGGGGCTTCTAACAATACGCTCACATTTAAGACAAAGAAGTTTGTTACGCCAGCTCCTGTTTCAATGGCTTGGGTTTCTGTTCACGCTGAAGCGTATCCAGTGACTGTAAAGGTCTACGGCGACGGGGCATTGATTTCTAATTACACATTGTCTGAGTCATCAGGCGTTTACACACAAGCTACAACTACGCCTTCTGGTATTAGCAACGGTACTTTGCGTGAGCCGATAATGCGGTTACCTTCGGCAGTTGCTTCTGAATGGGAAGTTGAGGTAAGTGGCGCGGTGTCCATTAACGAGATCTGTTTAGCCCAGAGCATGGACGAGATCCGTGGGCAGTAATAGCAACATAAGAACAAACGACCCAACTAAAGTACCTGCGTTTCCAAAGGTTCCTGCAAGTGCGTCACCTGAGATGCGCCGATATTTAGAAACACTTGAACAGGTCACCAACATTCGGCTGGGTAGGCGGGGCGATCCTCGTGACCGGGCTGTTACTTTACGGGAACTAATAGACAGTGGCCTTGCCCAAGAACTAAGGTCTAATCCCTTTGACCCAAACAGGTCAGGCAACGTAGGTTTTGTACAACCGGGCGGCAGGCTTCCAGATTTAGCTGTGCCACCAGCGCCTACAGGTTTTCAAGCTAACGGTGCCTACAGTCAGATAAACTTGGGGTGGGATTACCCAGCTTACTCAAACCATTCACACACTGAGGTTCACAGCCACACTAGTGATTCTATTGGTGATGCCACATTACTTGGAATTCAGTCAGGGCGTATATTTGTAGACCCAGTTGGCTCCGGTGCGACAAGGTATTACTGGGTTCGGCACGTAAACACGGACAGTATTGCTGGGCCTTTTAACGCAGCGGCGGGGACGGCGGCTTCAACTGCTCCTGATGTAAATCATTTGCTGGGAGTATTAACCGGCGCGATCACAGATAGCCAATTATCGCAAAGTCTAAGCTCAGATATTACTGGTGTTGCAACTGCTGCGGCGGCAGCGGCGTCTGATGCGGCTGAGGCAATAGCTGCAAAGACAGCGGCTCTGTTAGCCCAAAGTAATGCCGAAACTGCTAAAGATAATGCCGAAATCGCAGAAACAAATGCCGACACAAGTCGCGCTTCTGCAAGCACTTCTGCGGGTCAAAGTGCTGCCTCTGCGACAAGTGCTGCTGGATCGGCGGCAACTGCATCTGCTCAAGCTGTACTTGCAACTACTGCGAAAAATAATGCTGGCGCGAGCGCTGGAGCCGCTGCCACAAGCGCGAGTAACGCAAGTTCTTTCGCGGATGATTCTGAAGCTTCGGCGACTGCAAGCGAAGTATCGAGAGTTGCGGCAGACACAGCGAAAGCTGGTGCCGTAGCTAGCGCCGCAGCTTCCTCTCAAAGTGAAAGCAATGCGAGCGCATCTGAAACTGCGTCAGGTAATTCTGCTGCTGCTTCAGAATCAGCAAAAACTGCCGCTGAGTCCGCGAAAGCCGCCGCTTCAGCATTTAGTGTAAGTGCTGCGAGTTCCGCAACATCTGCCAGTGGTTCTGCGACGGCGGCGGCGTCTACAGTCAACGGGTTGACTGCTAGATTGAACAACACAGGCGGCACTGGAGTGACTGTTGAGCAAGCATACTCAGCTAACGCCAGTGACATTGGTGACCTAGAAGGGCAGTACACGGTTAAGATTGACGCGAATGGCGCTGTTGCAGGTTTTGGTTTAGCAAATACTACAACATCTTTAGGGGTTAACGAGTCTGAGTTCATAGTCAACGCAGATCGCTTTGCGCTTATGAGAGGTGCAACTAGCAGTGCTACTGCAACAGTACCTTTTGTCGTGCAGGCCAGCGCTACTACACTGAATGGTGAGTCAGTTCCCGCCGGTGTTTACATGGCTGATGCGTTCATTAAGAACGGGTCAATTGCCAACGCAAAAATAGGCGCGTTGAATGCGGATAAAATCACAGCAGGTTCTATTGCGGCTGCGCGTATAGCCGCCAACACTATTGATGCCTCTAAGCTGAGACTAGACAACTCGACCATTGCTTCACAGAACATTAACGGCATCCCCACGGTCATTATCAAAGACCTTGGTGTTGGTAACGCAAAGATTCAAAACCTAGCGGTCTCGACACTTAAAATTCAAGACCAAGCGGTGACGTTCCCCAACGCTATAACGACAAGTGCCAATATTGCAATCGCTAGTAGCAGTAACAACACGACCTTTAGCACAATCCAAACTTTGACGGGGACGTATAGTGGTGCTCCGGTCTTAATATCTGGCAGCTTTGCTGTTAGATCTCACAATGACCAGGCGTTAATGCGGTTCCGTTTGCGCCGAGGATCGACCGTGTTGTTTACCTCTCAGTCAAAAGCAGTCCGACCTACTCCAGACCTTTTTATCATTCCTTTTAACTTTTTAGATACGAACACCTCTAGTGGATCTCGGACATACACGCTCCAAGCCTACGTTCAGGATGAATATGGTAATTACGCTGATCGGACTATCTCTACTCTAGAGGTGAAGAAATGATCAATCGGGCAATTGTTGATGACGCGACTGGAATAATTATTGGTACTGGCATATGTCAGGATTGCGATTTTAATTTGGTTCCACAAGGCACGACTGCGTATGTGAACACGGGCGACTGGAGTGACGCCACACACAAACTCGTCGATGGGGAGTTTGTGGAAATAGTTCAGACAGACGCAGAAGCTTTAGCTGAGATGTGGTTTTCTGTTCGCACTATAAGAGATGGTCGATTAAAAATGAGCGACTGGACACAGGTTACAGATTCACCGCTTACCGCAGAACAAAGAAGTGCTTGGCAGATGTATCGCCAAACACTGAGAGACCTCACGGACGACTTCTCTCATGCCACAACTATCGAAGAGGTTACGTTTCCAGACATACCAGAATGATTGCTGAAATCTCCGCGATAGTTGCTGGGGTCAACATGGCTACATCTGCTATTAAACAGGTGGCTGGAGCGGCTGATGACTTGTCCACGATAGGAGTTTTTCTTGGGAAATTGGGCGGGGCAGAAGTAGAGCTTGCTAAAGCTCAGAACGCTGGTGGGTTATCTGAAGCTGATGCTGTCAAAGCCGCATTAGCGCGTAAGCAGATTGCAGACACTATGCAGGAGGTGAAAGATATATTCACCATCAGCGGTAACGGACATTTGTACCAGCAGTGTATGCAGGAGATGGCAAACGCTCGAAAGGCTAAGCAAGAAGAGCTTGCGAGATTAGTAAGACAGAGAGCTGCGCGTAACAAAGAGCTACGTCAGATTGGATTGATTGTATTGATTTGCTTGATTGTTGTGCCGCTGACAGTCGGGCTTCTTTTAATGCGGCTAACGTAAGGAGATCGATATGCATAACGGCTATCCATGTATAAACCAACCCCCCGGTAAGACTAAAAAGAAAACCAGTAAGAAGACTAGGAAAAAGAAGCCTAGCTCTAAGGCGTACTAGTGTCTCGTTCTGACGAACCAAAATGGAAACGCATTGTTGCGTCGGTAAAAGCTGGCTCGGCTGGAGGTAAGCCGGGTCAGTGGTCGGCTAGAAAAGCTCAGCTTGCAACGCAGCGATACAAAAAGTCAGGCGGCAAGTATTCAGGCCCAAAGACAAAGGCGCAGAAGTCTTTGTCTAAGTGGACTAAAGAAGATTGGGGTACTAAGTCTGGTAAGAACTCAACGCAAGGAAAGAAAGCAACAGGTGAAAGGTATCTCCCGAAGAAGGCTAGAGAGGCTCTATCAAGCAAGGAGTACGCTGCTACTACAGCCAAGAAACGAAAAGACACAAAAGCTGGTAAACAGTTCTCCGCTCAACCAAAAAAAGTAGCTAAGAAAACCAGCACTGTGCGGAAGGCGAGTCACCGTCCGAGACGGCGGCAGTAGAAGCGGGTAATTTCTTTCATGCTTATTTCCTTGGCAACCAGCGGGTGTCTTTTGCTACAGAAAGACGCTCTTTCTTCACAACAACTAAAGGATCAGTGTAACTGACGTAATCCTCTTCACCGCCTTCTCCAACGTGATATTGAGGAAAAACTTCGCTCTCTGTTACATCTGAAAGCTCCATGTTTTCGCAGCACCATTCAAAGGTTTCAACAGGGCTTATTCTCTTTATACCATTCACACGGATCACAATATCTGGTGTGGCGTAATAAGTTTTTCCATCTTGTTCAAAAGTTTTACTTTCCATTATTTTCCTCTTATGAGACCCAACAATTAGTGTGGACTAAATGTTGGGTAGTTGGTGTGTGTACAAGGCGGCAGTAAACTCCGCTATTAGCGGAGTCTGCTTTAGACTAAATTATAAAACCTAATAAAATCAGGTACTTAAAAAACTCCGCCAATGACCCTTCGGCCTTCGTAAGTTACTGATTTATAAGGGAAATATATTAAATGGCGGAGAGAGAGGGATTCTCTCCGCTACCTTTGTAACCTATTGTTTTATATCTATTTATAAGCCACTATATTGCTTTGGCGGAGTAATGGCGGAGTTAGATGGCAAATATAAGGCTTAAGGGCAGTAAGTGGCAGGCAGACATAAACAAAGCTGGTCATGCCCGTAAGACAAAAACCTTCAAAACAAAGTCAGCAGCTAAGGCATGGGCTAGGAAGGTTGAGATGCAGATGGACGACGGTACGTTTATCGATGACAAAGAAGTAATCAGCCATAGACTGTCAGACTTAATCCACAACTACATCAAAGAGCTAGAGGACACTGCCCCAGTACTAGGGTCTAAGCTCTCTAGTCTACAGCGCATGGCCCGTGAGTTTGAAAGTGACACGCTTAAAGATTTAACTCCCAAGTACTTGCTTGCCTACGGCAAACGCCGCCGAAAGACTGTTGGGGCTTCGACATTACAGAAAGACATGTCGTACCTAAAACAAGTCATTGCTTATGGAATTGTGTTTTGGGAGTTACCAATAGCTGCTAATCCAGTAGAGGTAACCAAGCCTGCACTTGGGTCGTTGAAGATGATTGCTGGTAGCAAGCGTCGTACTAGGCGGCTGCGGGAAGGAGAGTGGGAAACGCTCATGGCTGGAGTAGGCAGGCAGCATAATTCTGAGTCAGGGAACAACTGGCTAAGCCCTATGATCGAGTTTGCGGTTGAGTCCTGTATGCGGCAGGGCGAAATTCATCGGTTAACTTGGGACGATGTAGACTTTGAACGGCACACCGTGCGTATACAAAGCAGGTTATGGGAGGGTTATAAGAAGGGGCCGACCGATATAATACCTATGCGAGAGGGCGTGAGAGAGGTGCTCCTACGTGAATATAAAAAGGTTGGCAAGGTAACCCGCAACAGAACAAGACTGCCAGAACGGGCTAATCATGTGTTTGGGAAGCCAAAAAAGAGTGAATCGATTTCAGATAGATTTGCTAGGGTGGCGATCAAGTCTGGATTGAGGGCACCACCAATTCCTGGTGTGAGAAGCAAAGCAACTGAAGAAGATTTAACTTTTCACGATCTTAGGCACGAGGGTATAAGTCGTCTTTTTGAAGACAAAGAAAAGAACTACAGCGTGCCAGAAGTTGCTGTCATATCAGGGCACTTGAAGTGGGACACATTGTCTATCTACACTCAGCTAAACGCTGAGGATATTTAAGCTTCTAGTTGAGCTGAAATGTAGTTAGCTACACCTTCAGTCGGGAAAAGATAACGTTTTCCCATACGCCAATGAGGTATGCCTAAACTTTCATCGTATAGCTTGTTGTAAATTGTTTGCTTGTTTGATTTAACTACTTCGGCTAAATCTTCAACAGTCATGAAAAGCCCATATCTACTCTCTAAAACTTTAATCATCCATCCGCTCCTCTTGTATAACACAGCTCGTGAGGCGATTCAGATACCATTGGGCCTTTTCTAAGTCTTGAATTCTTAGCTTTGGGTCGGTAGATTTTTTGTCCCACCTCCACAGATATTTTAACGCGTTTCCTTTTAAGTAACCTTGGAACCCTTCACTAGTCATGCTGGCTTCGATAGCTTCAATAGCTTCAATACCGCCTGAGTTGTAATGATCAGGGTGATTAACAAGGTCTTTCATGTTTTTTATAGTGTCGTTTGCAATAGTAAAACTATACCTTTAGGTTAGTAGTAATGCTACTATTTTTGGGTTTTTTGTTACAAAGCATCAAACGTTAGAACAGCTTTGAGTAGATGACGGTTAGGTGACTAGTAAATTTATCAAGCGGCAGTGATTTCAGTTTGGCTCTTTCAATAGAGACAATTGAAAATTTACTAGTCTTGCTTTTCTTGGTTAGACAAATAGCTTCCGTGTTTGCAGTTCGAGTTTCAACCCAGTTTTTTTGCAGTAACTGTGTTGAAACAACCCCTACTTTTGACCCTAAAGGAAAAAACTGATTCTTTTGGTCTACCTCTATGACGCTAAGAAGGTTACTACTACCCACATTGATAAATCTGTTTTTAGATACAAGTGACTTTTTACCGGAGAGTGTTTCTGGGTAGCTTGCAAAGTTGGTGTATGTGGGCATGTCAGTACTGAAATTTGGGTCAATTTCGCTTGGGCAAACTTCTAAGAAGTTAGCTAACTTAATGATTGCTGCGGAATTTAACGTGGTAATTTCGGTAAGGTAGTGACTAAAAGCACTTTGTGTCCACCCAAGCTGAGAAGCTGCTTCGGTCTGAGTCATGTTTTCAGTTACTTTTTTAGTTTCCCAAAGGTTTCTCAAGTTTTGAATTACTTGAGTTTGGTTTGGCTTGTTCATTTTGGTTGCCATTGAGTTTTTGAGCTATCCACTTACTTGTATTTGCTATCGATAACCCTTGATCGAAGTCAGTATTAAAGAGGGGTTTATGCCAGTCTTTTCGGGTTAAAATAATAGCGCCTGTTTTTGAGCCGATTATTACTGCGACTACTACTTTATAGTCGCACATAGTATCTAGCCAAGCAAGTTGAAGGGCTGAGAGTCCAGTCTTAATCCTTGTGCTGGGTTTTTTAGGTAGGGTTACATATTTATATTCAATAAACAGGGAACCGTTAGGGCCGGCATACCAAGCATCTGGCACGCCGCCCGTGAAGTTATCATGAATCTTCCACCTGTATAGCGCAGGTGGAAGTTTCCGATGCACGGCTTTTATAAAACCGTGTTCGTTCATGCGGTTTTAAGCGTGCGCTTCATACAATGCTTCAGCAGCTTTGTAGTCAGCTTCTTGTACCCAACCCTGCCAATCGATCTTGACGTTTAGGTAGGTAGCTCCAGCACGGTTCTCTACAGAGACTGTAGACAGTTTCCATAGACCAGCGAAACGATCACCGCCTTTCATACCAATCTGTGTGTTCCAGTTCTTGGATACACTTAGCTTGGAGTTAGCGAAATCGAACAAAGCTGGCATGGATGTCTCACCAGTCTTAGGGTCTTTGGTGACCACTAAGTGACTGTGCGTCTCAGAGATTTGGAACTTCTCTGGTGCATCTTCTTGAGCTGCAACCAAGGCAGTTGCTTCGCCCATTGAAGAAGTCTTGCCGACATAGCCACCGCCAGCTTCGCGCGTGCGCCAGATGACATAATCTGTGACGAAGTTAATACTGATCACGTAGATCTCATCGCCCATCAGTTCGCCTGACAGCGAGTTCATAAACATGCCAGCTTCAGCGCCTTTGATGAACTTAGGGTGGTGCTTGTCCACTTCATCAGACATCTTTTGTAGCTGTTTGATTCTTGGGATAGCCAACTGATCGCCCACGTTTTCGTTACCGCGAGAGCCAGACTGGTTGATGTACGCTGGGACTTTATCGTCCGCTAGTGCAAGTGCTTGATTAGCCATAGGTTGTTACCTGTTTAGTTATAGAGATCGGAAGTTAAGTTTTGTCAGTTCCCGCATACTCAGCCCAGGAATGTCTCCATAAGTGGACACATATTCTCGGATTGCAGTAGCGGATAACCGACGGTGCAAAAATTCTAGTAACTTGTTTTCGATAATGAAGCCGTATACTTCGTCCCAGTTATCGGCATTAGGTACTAGCTCAGTTGCGACAGAGATGGTTGCGTTGTCATTAGCCATACGCTTCAGACCCGCTTCATTCATCTTTGCCATCAGGTCACGGGTGATCTCGTCTTCCCGTTCCTTGAGTTCTTTGACCTCAGTGTTGAGGTCTTTAATTTGTTCTTTGACTGTTTTTAGTCGGTCGATTGTTTCGTCTAGGTTCATGCGCTGATTGCTCCATTAGTTCGTGATTCAATCCAATATTCGATAAGCGTTTTGGTCGGCTCCCAGTGCAGGTCGCGTTCGATACTTAAATCAAAGGACAGTTTTACTGACGTTAGTTCTTGCATAGAAATCAGTCCGAGTTCGGATTCACCAAAACCCATATCGCTTAGTCCAAAGAAGATGGCATCGCCGCTCTCAATGCTGCCGCTGTCAATTTCACTGATGAGCCATGTTGCTGCGCCCGTTGGGTTGAATAGCTTTAGATAGGGTTTACGGTCTTCTTCGGGAAGGTCTTGGTTTGAGAGCAGTTGTTTTTCTATTTCTTTAGTAATTAGCTTCATGCTGTTTTCCTGATGTTGTTTAAATCATTTAAAATCGTTAGTAGTTCTTCCATTCGACCTAACTTGCCTTCTAGTTTTTCGTAAACGTCAGGCTCCCAAGTGTTTTCCGCAGCAATGCGGATGACTTCAGTGCGCTTGGTTTGACCAGCTCGGTAGATACGTCGATTGAATTGTTGGTAGTGCTCAGCGTTGTAGGTGGGGCTAGCCCAAATGATTGAAGTGGCGGTAGTCATAGTTAAGCCATGCCCTGCGGACTGCGGGTGACAGAACACAACTTGCAATTGACCGGCTTGCATCTTGCCAACCACATCAGTGCGTTTGTGTGCGGGTGTGCTGCCGTCGATGACACCGTATTTAATCCCACGCTTCTCACACTCATTGACCATGTGGTCACGTTCGTGTTTCCAATTGAACGCGACTAAGCTGTGCGCCCGTTCTTGTATGAGCTGCATGATTAGGTTGTAGCGGTCTTCGTGAACGCCAATCACATTGCCTTCGTTGTCGTACAAGGCACCTGTGCATAGCTGCAATAGCTTTTTGATTTTGGCACCTGCATGAACCGCGCTGACTGTGCCTTTGTTGGTGTGCAGCACAGAGTCATTTGCTAAATCTACATACTGATTCATGATGGTGCGCGGCAAAGTAGTAGTCATGGTACTAATAGTTTGTTCGGGCATATCAATACATTCTTCTAGCGAGAAGCGGATGTTGATATCTAGTAGGGCGCTCGCAACTATCTCTTCAGCGTTATCACGGTCTACCCACTCATTTGCAAAGCCATTGAAACGGCTGGTGCATACAGCTGATCTGAATGAATAGAACCTGTGACCAAGACGCTCACCGTCATCTACCAGTAGGGTAGGGTGCCAGATGTCTAGGATGGAGTTGCTGTTAGGCGTACCTGACATGGCGATACGGTAGTCAAACTGCTCGATGATTTTTGCAATGGCTTTACTGCGCTGACTGTCTTTGTTCTTGAAGGCAGTGAACTCGTCGATGCAGATAGTGTTAAAGCCAGCGAGCATGTTTTTGTTTTTTAGTAACCACTTAACTGCATCGTGATTGGTAAGCACGATAGACGCGGACTCGTTGAATGCTTTGAGTCGGTTTTTTGCAAACGCAACAGAGTACGTCAGGTCAGGTTGGAACTTGTCTATGTCATCTGCCCAGCTTGCTTGCAAGATAGACAAGGGCGCGATGACTAGCATTCGGCCTTTGTCTTTTGGCAGCTTCGCATACGCATCGATGACGCTTCTGGTTTTACCAGTGCCGGGATCTGAAGTGATTAGAACTTTGTGTTTGCTAAGGATGAAGTCAGTAGTTTTTGTTTGGTGATCAAATGGTTTAAACATAGTTAGTACATAGTTGATTAGAATATAATATTAGCATTACTACTATTTTATGTCGAAGCTTTAGTGGTTCTTATGTTGGGTTCTATTGAAAAAATGTCGGTTAGGATTTTTGTACGCATCTCAGCAGCGTCTGAGCGGTTCATTTTAGTGACTATTTTTATGTCAGACTTTTTGAGTTTGTATGTAGACCAGAACTCAGCATCTGGCGGATCAGTTTTTAATGCGTACTCAACAATTAAGTCGTCTTCGCAGTAATACATTTTCATTTGTTTACTCCATAAGGTTCCATGACCAAGGCCAGCTTTAGTAGGGAACGGAGAGGCACCTACGTATACACTGACCGAGGTCACGAACTGTTTAGGTAACCCCCCAAGCACATTCGGGGTGGTCACCTTTTTTGAACGAACACCACTTGCAATTGTTTTTGCTTGGCTTTGGTTCGTAGTCTGTACAAGTGGTCATGGCAATTGCGCGTCTGTAAAAGCCTGGAGCAAAGGTCATTGCCTCAGCCCTAGTAAACTGCTTAATAGTTGTTTCGGCTTTGTCCAGATACCACAGTTCGGTTTGCACAAACTCTATGTGTGGGTAGCGAAAGAAGGTGCCGATGGCGTACAACAGGCACTGCTGAGAGTGTGTAATTTCATTGCCCCATTTCTTGCCTGTTTTATAGTCGATGACACGGGCTGACTGCTCATCTTCATTGACCAAGGCATCTAGTTTGATACGCGCCCATGTTTTAGGTTCCATCCAACCAACTGGTTGCCAATCGAGATCAAAGCCCCATTCACCTTCTAGTTCTACTTTTGCATCTGCGTATAAGGCACGTAGTTCTTCAAACTGACTCTCAAATTTCTTGAGGGTGTCAGGCATCTCGCCAAGCTTGCCGCAGACATAGTCTTCAGCTTGTTGGTGTATTTCTGTACCTCGATCAGCTGCTGGGCCTGACGGCTCTTTAATTTTTTTAACGCGGCTGATGTATGTGCGGTACGGACATTCTTCAAACACTTTAAGTGCGGAGTATGACCAAGCAGGGGTAAGCCCAAGCTTGTCTGGTTTGGCTGTGAGCTTTTCTAAGTCAGGTCTGCTTTCTTGAGTGAGGTTCATGTTGAGCCTATGTTGTTTAGCAATTAGTAGTATAGCTAATAAAGCAAGCTAAAAGCTAAGCAACTAACGCTTTGTCTTTTGCAGAGAAGTGCGTGGCTATGATTTCTTGTTGAGTTTCTAATGCAACTTTCCAACGTATCTCAATACCACGTACTGGGTTTGCGGCTCGACCAGCATCTATTTCTCGTTTGCGTATACGTTTGAGATTGTTGCGGTCTAATTTCTTTGTAAACTCTTTAGAGTTGATACGTTGATCAGTCAGAGCTTGAAATACAGTACGTAGGTGTTCAGTAAGCACCATGCTGTATTCTTTTTGTGAGTCTGCTACCCAGTTCTTGACGAAACGTTGAGCGTTCATAATCTCACCGCCGTTCATAAGAGCAGAGGCATCTATCTCTAATACATCGCTGAAGTATTTAACATCGCCTTGTTTGACGGCTTCGCAGAACTCTTCAAACACGCTCATGGATACACGGCGCATCTCTGACTTAGCATCGTTGACGATGGCGTTCTCTGCTAGTTGTTCGCTGTACTTGAACGTGGTCAATACACCAGCAAGCATTGGTAGCTCTCTTTCAATACCACGTAAGTTGGCGATGATTTCTGGGTGAGCGTCTTTGAGCGCTACCTCTTGACGGGGGCCGATGTTGTACCGGCGGTCTTGTGCTTCTTCTAAGTTAACTGCATCTAAGCGGTTAGTTAGGAACACGAAGTTTGTGTAGCTTGGCACTTCGTGTTGGTTCTCCCGCATACCACGTATGGTTTGCGTGGGTTCTGTAATCGCGTTCTTGAGTTTGTCTGCAATTTTCTTAGCGCCACTTTGCGCTGATGCCATGTGAAATTCATCGACTACTAAGAACAATGCGGTACGCATGTAGTTGTTGAACTGTTCTTCTATGTTCTGCAAAGCCTTCATAGGAACATGTGCGTTGCCGAACAATGGTCTAAGTATGCGGCTGTAGAACAAACCTTTACCTGTACCTTGTACTCCTGTTAGTACCCACGACACTCCGGTTTTCTTTTTGGTTTGGAAGATGTAGGCGAGCCAGTTGATCATGCGCTCAAACTCTTCGTCACCGTTGCCTAGCATGTGGTGCATAACCGTATAGATGGTAGGGCATATGTCTTTTAACGCTATGCCTTCGCCTACGGTCAAAGGTCTAGGGGGTGTTACGTTATTGAGCATAAGCTCTGTTTGCCGATACATGTTTATTTGATATGGGATATTTGTTAATTGGATAGCGTTGTCTGTTTGTGTTGGATCAAATTCAATTTGTGCATCTGGTATGAATTCAGGAACAGGGCGACCGTGGCTCATCATAAAGCCATCGATAGAGCCTTTAGCTAACGGTGTTAATGGGAAGCTGTCGCTAAACTGATCTAGGTTAGGGTCAAACATCCCTGCATAGTATTGGTCAGTGTAGAAGTCTCTAATGGCAACTGGTCTGTGTGCTTGTCCGTGCTCACTGATCTTGTCTTCATATTGCTCAAATATGCTGAGATAAAAATCTGGGTCTGCTTTCTCAATCTCAAAGATGGGTTCACCTTTGAAGTTGTGCATGTAAGTTGGATTGTCTGCTAAGAAGTAATAGGCATGGCTATCACCGCCGTTTATATCGCAGTGAACAAATGGATAGTTGGTATCGTTGTAAACTGAGATGTTCATTTGATCGGGGTTGGTCAGTATTTCTTCCATGCGGAAGTTAACTTGAGTGCGCGTTATCTTTTCTGCTTTGCGGCCCATCCCTGCGTCTTTACGCAGTTCGTCCTTGCGGCGTTTGCTTGCAGCGAAACAGTTCTCTGGACTAATCCCATCCATCAAAGATGCAAGGTCTAGGGTTTCTTGCCCACGCACTACGAGGGTAGTGCGGTTGTCATCATCTTCAAACGGGTTAACAGCGCCGTTAATAAAAGTAGGCGGTGCTATGAATATGAGTTTGCTGTTGTCAGCAACGCTGATGTCCAATGGATACTTCAGCGACTGACCATTTACTGAAAGGCTGCACTGACTGTTAAACAACTCTGTTGAATGGTTCATTTGTTGTAACCACAACTTTATAGTTTTTGGCGGTAGCGGCACTGTCAGCATGAAGAATATGTGCAGTGAATACGTTGGCTTTAAACCGAACGAAGCAGAAGCTTGAGCAATGTAAGTTACGTCGTGTAACTCTTGGGGTAGAGCGCTTACTACTGTGTTAGCAATTTGTTCTACGTGCAGCTTGGTGAGCTGCCCATTGCCAAAGGGCATTTGAGGTAGCGTCAGGTTATCTATGTCGAGTACTAACAGATCACTGTAAGCATTACGGTCTGATTGGCCTTTGCGCGATTCGTTTTCTAAATGCCTTTTTAGCTCGCCTTTCATTAAGCAGTGCCCTTTAGACGCTTGGTCTGTTAAGGCAGTGAATAATTCCTGGGGTGTATGAACTGTGGCGTGATGACTGTCTACGTTTGTTACGTGTGGATACGGCGTAGACTTGTCTTGTGAAAAAGTCTTAGCTAATCGCAATCCGTTGCGAGCAGACAGAAAACTTAACTGCATCTTTCTCTCCTTAAAGTGACAAATCTAATTCGGCCTGAAATAGTACTATTGCTACTAATCAAGGTCAAATTTGTCTAGTTCGGAACGCTGTATAATTACTTCTAGTGGCGCATCGAACAGCAACCGGACTTGGTTGCGGTCGATTCGTTTGACTGTAATTAACACAGACGTTTCGTCGTCGAATTGCAAGCGTATTTGCTCGTCTAGTTTTCGACTTAATACCAACTTGGTCATTTGCTATAACACTTATCCCATCCACCTTCTGCATCTAAAGGTAGATCTGAAGCCCACGTTGGGGCGGTACGCATAACAGACAGCATGGTGTCCATTCTCTCTTGGGGATTAGTATCGTCGCTAATAGCAATAATTTCATCATGTACCGTCAAAACAACTTCAAATTCTGGTAATTGTTGTATTGCTAACATTTGTTCGCAGATGACTATTCTCGCTAGAGCTTGGATTATGTTCTCTGCGATTTTGCCGCCGTAAGTAAACTCTGTTTTCTTGCCAGACTTGTATGACAGCTTACCGTTACTAATAAGTTGTAAGTCGTGGTATCGAAGGCCCATACCATTGGGCATCATGATCGCGGAAGGTTCTGCTATCAGGCACTTGTATTGATAAGCGAACTTCTCGCCACCCTTCATGCTCAGGGTCTGCCTGAGTATGCGCTCTGATTGTTCCCATAACGCGGGTATAGCAGGGTACTTTGATCTATAGGCGTTGACCGCTTCATTACACTCTTCGAACGGCAGATCGATGTTTGCTGATTTGAGGGTCGCCATAAATTTCTGAGCGCCCATTCCGTAGCCTAAACCTAAGATCGCGGTCTTACCTACGAAGCGTTCTATCTCATCAGCTTTGGTGATAGGGCGGTTGTACAGGTCACTGGCAAAGGATGAGTACACATCTGCGCCATAGAAGTACATTTCCAATAGGTTGTCCTGTCCTGCTAACCACGCAAGCATACGAGACTCGATGTTTGACAAGTCAGCTACGTACATGAGCTTACCTTCTGGTGCCTCTAGCACTCGGCGTAGCTCGCTGTTACGGGGTAGGTTTTGTAGGTTGATCTTTTCGGTGCCGCCGAACCTTCCGGTATGCGCTGCGTAGTAACGGAGCGGGGCGGGGATGCAGCCCTCGGCATTTGTACTGTCGATGAAGCGTTGGGCGCGGGTTTCATTTAACCGGCTTTTAACCGCTTCTCGTCCAGCGAACACATGACTGAACTCTGGGTTCTGCTGTGTCCATTGCCTGAAGGCTGCATCGTTTTTACCGAAGGCAGGGATTGTTTTACCTGTGGTGGGGCTGGTTTTAGTAGGTACTTTTAACCCTTGTTCTTCGGCCCATGCTGCGAATTTCTGGTTGCTTGCCAAAGTACTACGGTCTAGGCCCGATTGTTCAATGGCGGTTGTACTTGCTATTCGTGCTTGGTCTAAGAATGCCTGTGTCTTCTCTACGTTTACGACGATCTTAGGCTCACAGAACATACGGGTTGTAAGGTCTATGACTTCCAGTTCGACTTCTGGGAACTCTGTCCATAGCTTATTGTAGATGGCATAGGTTAAGTCTACGTCTTGGATGCAATAACCAGCTAAGGACTCTTCGATGTCTGGCGGCAGGTCGTATATGCCCTTGGCATTGATTAGTTCCTCGCCTTTACGCATGGACTCGTCGTCTGGGAAGCAGCGCTCTGCTACGTCTTTTAACCGTGCCGATTGCCCAGGCCATCTGCCACGGGCCATAGCTGCCGTGTCTATATAGTAGAGGGGTTTATGACCATAGAGCTGCGTGAGCAGGTAGCCGTCGAAGGGCGTGTTGTGGCACACCAAGAACGCCTCTTCCCAGTTGATGTCATCAAGAGCTGCTTCAGTTTCGTCTTCGCCGTACCATTCGGTAGGCTCAACATTTATTTTGATACCGACCCCCCATACTTTGAAATCGGGGTGCTTGATGTACTCCATGACTGACATTTTTGTCAGTGATACTTTGGGGTCGTAATAACTTTCAAAATCTAGTGTCACTAGCATCCTGCTTGTACCTTGTAATTAGAAAACGTCTTTAGCGTCCTGCTCTTGTCGGTGTGCGTATACGGAGGCTTCCATTGTCTGGAAGGTACGTACTAGCTCTTGGTGTAGCTCAGGCTTCCTGCTCTTGAGCCAAACGTGGGTGAACTGCAACATCTCGTATGAGTTCATGTCGCGTTCTAAGTGGGGTTGAATCTCGTCACTGAGTTCTAAATATTCTTTCTTGTCCAAAATAGTACTCCTACTAATATAGTTAATCAAAAATAATCGTGGGTGTCGGGCATATCTACTGCGCTGTCACAGCAATTGCTGCTGACTTCATAGTAGGTGTGGGTTGATACAGTCCCCCAGAACTCTACTGGTTCTGTGAAGCTTTCAACTACAGGATGGCACTCCTCGTTACAGTCAGTGCAGGTAGGGTGTTCTGGGTACATTAGTATTCGCCTAATACGTTGTATTGGTCGTCTATAGCACGGTAATCGCCAGTGCATTCGGTGTCGTTATTTACTATAACCAACGAATTGCTCCAACTAAGGCCGGAGGTGAACTCAATGAATATTGTCTCTCCTGACATAGACCACGATTCAACATCACTCCATTGATAACCGTAAGGAAGACAGAAAGAGTTATAAGTTTCTATCCCACTTACATAACCTTCTATTCTTATTTCTTGGCCTTCGTCTTCTATGTCTGGCATTTCGTCGTGATCATCATCGTCTTCATCGAAGCCTCGCAACCGTATAGCGGGAGCAGCTGAGCCACGGGTTAGTGATTCTTTTTCTATAGGGTGGTCGCACTCAGGGCAACTGTCTTCGGTCATGTTTGAGAAGTCTTCGCCAAGGTCGTAGTCACACTCAGGGCATAGATAAAAGAAGTCGTTGTCTGTTGTTGATTCTGCTATTGCTCCACCCACATCCACCTCCTATAAGGGAATTTTTTGGTTTTCACTAAAGATAATTTTTCGTGACGCATTGTGCGTTTCATAATGAACAGCACAACGGACACAAGTAAGCCGCCGAATAAGGCAGCGATCATGCCGCTGAACGTGCCAGCGAGAACGATCATAAGAAAGAATGTAATCAGCACATCAAAGAAGATGTCGTAGTTGATTACTTTGCGCACACCGAATTTGAACAGTAAGAACAACATACCGGCGGCGGCGATTATTCCAGCTAAGAACATAATTTAAGTCTCCTGTGTTTCGTCAAGTTTTGTCTCTAGTAGGTTTTCTAATGTCTGTAGATGCGTCTGGATCGACAGAGCTATCTCCATGAACGTCTCCATCTCTTCGCCCTCTAGCAGTAGTTTCATCTCTAGTTGTTTCATTAGTTGCCTCAGTAAATATTTGTCGTATGGTCAAGTATGTAATTACGAATTGGATAATTTTTTGGATCATGCTGCTTGTTCTTGGTTAAACATGGATTCTGCTAATGGGAAGTTTCGGTAAGATCTGCCAGCTGCATCAGCTGGATCAAATTGTTGTAAGAACATACCCAGTACTACTACTGCTGTAGGTATGTCAAAGGTATCAAGTGCTTCAGTTATTGGCCCTTGAAAGTCACCTAAGCAGGGCGTAGTCGTATCAGTCATATGTGGATGCAAGACTTTACGGCGTTCAAATCCTGTGTAACGGTGTTTGGCAAAGCCGGGAGAAGCTCTCAGCACAGTGTAGTAGTTGTGATGACCGGCACGTCTTTTATCAATTAAAAAGTCAGCGGTGACTGACGGGATATAGATGGGGTTTATGTCAATGTAATCATTGTTAGATGAGCAAGCTGTCATCGGGCTGAAGCGCATTGTTACTTTGTAATATTCTTCATAGCATTCGTCAAGAAACCCGCCGCCTTGATAGCGGTGCTTTAATTTGATGGAGCCTTTAACATAATGCTCACAGTTACGCAGCTCGTGTTCCCAGTCTGCGATTGTATGGTTTGTTGGGGTATCCTCAGATGCATAGGCTTGCTTTAGCAAAAACTTAGTGTTGTAAAGTTCGTCATGGTATTTATCATAGCGGCGTTCAAGTGTTGTTAGGCTATCTCTGTATTCAAAACGCTCTCCTCGCCTACAGTTCAAATAATTGTTTGCTTCTTGTTTCATAGCCGCAGCAAGATTTTTGGAGCCACCGGCAACACGTAGCCAGTCCCAGCTGGAGTTGTTAGTTACGGCTAGGCGAGCGGTAGCTAATGATCGTTCAGCTTTACCTAAATTTATTTTAGTGGCAGTTACTTTGTTTTTTAGCGTTAGCAGGTCATGGTTTATAAGGAAAATTCTGTCGGTGTGTTGCTCGATAGCAATTTGTTTGTGGTCAATGGTTATCTTGTCGATTGTTTTGTACATATTAGTGCTCCCTGAACCCAAATGGGTTGTTTAGTATTTCTTGACGTTCTAGGTCGTCGGCGTATTCGTCGTCGTCGATATAACTGCCGTAGCCGTCTAAGTAATAAGAGTTAGGTGTTGTGTTAGTGACTACGGTTTTATGTGTAGTCCCTAGTTTTGATTTTGGGAATGCTTTGACGACGGGTTTTTCGACATTGGTTTTGATTAGGTCATCAAGTCTGGTCTTGAGTAAGTCGTCGAGTACTGTGGGCTGTACGCCATTACGCACGCATTGATGCACACAGTTTTCTGCTGTGTCATACACATCAACCTTTGAACTGCCGTGCTTGTTATAGATGCCACGGATAAAGTACTTGCAGCCGTTGTCTAGGAACTCTTCTACTTGTACTTCGTCCTGCATCGAGGGGCTAACGCCCATGTTTACGTGCGAGTGCCCCCAGTAGATAAGTTTCTCTGATGAGATACCTTTGGACTCTAGGTCTACGGCTAGGTCGACCAGAGCTTCTGGTGTGATGTCTGTCTCGACACCGGATACAGTTTGTTTTGGTACAAAGATTTCTGTGACTAAGTAGTTACCGTCGTCATCGATGTCAACGAGACCGAGCCAACCGACTTCGGTAGCAATGGTGTCTACTAGGTAGCGGATGGATTCCCAGACAAGGGGTGTGTAATACACTTGTGGTGCTTTGGGTAAGTCCCACTCATACAGTTGGGTTGTTACTGGGGTCAATGAGCTACTGTCAAATGACGCTTGTTTGGCTTGGGGGTAATAAGGTAGGCGGTTCATATTCTTTCCTTGGTGGTCATTAGCATTGGTTTGAAGAAGACATCGAGTTGGGCAGTGGCACAGCCGTCATTGAGTAGGAAGTTCATAAACTCCCACACAGCCATGTTTGCAATCAGTGAGGCTGTCGGGCCTACAGATATGCTGGTGCCGCAAGCTGATACTTCGCTTTCGTCGTCACTGATAAGAGTGTCGAACCATGCTTTACGTTGAGCTGCGTTAGTTGGTGAGAAGTGAGCTACGTTGCCGTGTGTTGAAGCCATGCGGGTTTCGAACACTTGTAACAACGTGCTGTCTGCACCAGTTGTTTGAGCCTCAACGATCTGGCGGCGGCTAGCCATCGTGTCTGTAAGCAGAAACAGGAAGCCGTCGAACTGTCGTTGGTCAATGCGCTCGTTGATGAAGCGCATGTCTTTGATTAAGTCAGCAGGCACACCGAGCTTCTTGGTTGCAAGGTCTTTGAGTGCGTTTACTTTGAGCATTCCTATGTGCTCATGTAGGTATGATTGGTTAGCTAGGTTGTGTGGCTCTACGATGTCAAAGTCATACACACTGATGTTGGTCAGGCCCAACTCGATGAGTGACATGAACAAGCGTGAGCCTGTAGCACCTGCGCCTACAATATGGATTGGGTAATCCTTGTAGTCATAGGCTCGAAATATTGGGTCGTGTCTTATGGTCGATAGCATTATCTTCTCTCCGGTATGTATTCAACGCGTATCTGAAATGAAAAACCTTGTGTGCTTACTCCTTCGTCGTTTAGTTTTTCTATTATTAAGTCTGATAACCAATCGACTTCTTGTTTGGTAAAGTCGTCTTCTGTACCAAGTACAAGTAGCTTTGGGTTAGTCATTAGTACCTCCAGTACTATCGTTAGGCAAAGTAATCCCGTCTTCGACCACTCGGACGGGAACGAGCTAAGGAACAGTGATGCCTGTTTGGTCTAATGGGGTGCGGTCAGGCAGTTGCTAGTTGCCCTTGGCTCCGATGCTGTAGATGACTCGGTCGCCGTCTACTAGGGTGTAGTTGCGGTCAACAGAGCTTGAACCGACTTTAAGTACCTCGGCATTGTTCTGCTCAATGCCTGCTGCGGACAATGCATCAGCAACAGTTGAGCCTTGCTCAAGGCCAACTTCAGTTACTGCGCCTGGTACGCGTACTATTTTTACGAATATCTCGGACATGGTGATACCTCCTGTATCTTGTGGCGGGTTTAAGGTTATAGAACTTAGTGCCACGGTCTAAGGTCTAGGGTTTTCTGACAAATCATTTTGTTCAATGAGATCGGCAGCTGTGTGCAGAAAATCTGCTAACCCAACTGCTGATATAAACCTTTGGTTAGAACCATCAGTGCTAACGTCGGGTGCGTAATCTGCTTTGCTCGCTAGATCACGTAAGCCTTTAGCTATGAACTCTGGTGTAAGGTCTTTTTCGCTCATTACTTTTCTTCCAGTATTTCGCCGGTAGCAAAGTCAGTAGTTGTTACTGAAGTAATACTGCTGCTTGCTTGGACGGGTATAACAGCTACTGTTTCTACTTCAAATTTTCTGTCATCTGGATTGTCGTGGATGTCGAATACTTCGTAAGCAGCTAAGTGGGCATCTGCTATGGCACTTTCTTTGCTACTAGCATCAGTGACCGTAAATGTTTTATATGCCGATGCGCGAATAGTTACTCTATAGTTCATGTTGAACTCCTGTAGGTGGAGAGGGAGGCCGGAATTGAACCGACATAAACGGAGTTGCAGTCCGCTGCATAGCCTTTCTGCCACACCCTCTAGTTATTAAACGATTCGCAGCATCACAAAGAACAATGCGATGGCAGTTGTGGTGCCTAGTAGTGCGCCTACGTACTGTTGAACGAAGTCGAACTTGACCGGCTTAGTCTTAGGGGGTCTGCCTACTGGTCTGCCTGTAGGTTTAGTTGGGTTAGGTGCGCGAGGTGGCATGATTTCTGGTGAAAGGTTTTGTTCTACATGAGCAGACATCTTTGCTTTTTGTCTGAGTTTCTTTTGTTTGGCGAGCCATTTGAGATGCACTGCTCTGTTGTGGTCTGTGATTTCTCGATACTCTTCATAGG